GGGGGGGGGTTGCGACCCGCTTGGGGGGGCGGCCACGCAGGCCTCACGCGCGCAGCTACGCGCGCGCGCACATGGCGCGCGAGGAATTCACCCCCCCTCCCCACCCCCCCCCCACCCGGGGGTCTCGAAGGTCGCTCGAACGGATTGGCTGACGGGCACGGCAGAACGCGGAGCCCACGGCAAAGCCCAGAACGGGCCTCGACCTGGCAGCGACCCTACGCCGCGGCCGAGACCACCGTCAAGCCTCGTCCGCCCCACCCCCGCGTACGGGCGCGCAGGAGCCCCGCAGGCCCCCAGAGGGCACCTAGACCCCCACCCAAGGCCCGATCGGCCCTCCTGCGCCTCCTCCGGCGGTTCTACGGCGGCCTATTTTGTTTTTTGGGGGCGGGAAAGGGGGCATCCACGCCGCCGGCCAGGGTCGCGTCCCAAGCGCCCGCGCGCGCCGGAGCCGGGGCGCGGCTTCGAGCAGGCGCGGCGCGCCGGGCGGGCTGGTTCGGCACGCGATCGCCGGCAGCTCGGGGAGGGGTGCGCGCTCGCTGGCCGCCCGCCGGGACGCTCGGACCCATCGGCCCGGCTTGGTTCCACGCTGCGGTCGTTCAACGCCTCGAAGGTCGCATAATGACCATTATGTAAAATCGCGATTCGTTCACAATCAATGACTTACGACGATTTTGCGCCGGAGTAGGTAGATGGTCGCTGGTGTTGAACGGCGGTTATGGTTCTACGGCGCGCGCCAGGCGGGCTCGGGGCGAGTTCAGGAGGCGCTCAATAGAGACCCCAGACGGGTGCCTCGGCGCGCGGTCGGCGGCTTGGTGGCGGGCGCGGGCGGCGAGAGGCGCGGGCGGGCACACAGAGAAGTTATTCAGCAACCGCTGAATTATCCCCATGATCCCAACAAAATCAATGACTTACGCTATCGCACGCCTATTCTGCGATCTTACAAGCCCTGCGAGTGCAGAGATTTGCAAAGCCTATTGCCACTGTCAGCTGGATATATACACTGTCCGCGCGCGTTGAATGGTTCAACGCCTTGAAGGAGACAGACATGCCCTACGATACCGAGCGCGTCAAGGCGGCCGCTTGGGCCGAGTACGCGCGCGCCACGGCGCCCGCACTGGCCGACTACGAGCGCGTCAAGGCGGCCGCTTGGGCCGAGTACGCGCGCGCCACGGCGCCCAATTTGGCCGAGTACGAGCGCGTCGCGGCGTCCGCACTGGACGAGTACGTGTGCGTCACGGCGGCCGCTTGGGCCGAGTACGCGCGCGCCTTGTCTAACCGCATCGCCGGCGGCCAGATACCCGATGACGGGCAGGTAGCCGCATTCGCCGACTGGATCGACCAGGGTCCACAGTGCTAGGCCATCTCACGATGGTCTAGCGCCGTGCATCCTGCACGCATAGGAGTAAATGACCATGGATACTTTCGGCAAAGTCTACGATTATCCGGAATGGGGTGACGACCGTGATCCGATCCCGCAGGACGGCGATTGCTGGCTGATTCCGCTCACGGAGCGCGCGCCATGATGCCTGCTATCTGCAATCGCGCGCCTAAGACGCGCGCCGGGGCGGAGCGCCAATACGATGCCGTTATCCGCGCTTACAAGCGCGCTTTCGACAAGCACGCTTTCGACGGTGGCGGAATGTTCGGCTGGGACTGGCGCACGTTCCAAATCAATTGGCAGGAAGGCTACGCGAAGGCTCAAAGGCTCGCGCACCTAGCTAACACGTTGGAGCGATAGGCCATGACCGGGAAAGTTGAACGCACTCACGCCTACGTGCGCCGCGTCGCGGCCGAGGCGACCGCCCGAGAGATGCGCCGCCAGTTGATCGTCGCCGGCCAGTACATCGTGCTCATGCTGATTGCGGCAACCGTGGCCGTGGTGTGGATGGCATGAACGCCGCGCTCGCGAAATGGGGTGCGGTATGACCCTTCGCCCGACCGTCGAGGGACTCGTGCACGACCTCACCGACGTCTTCGCCGAGAACGCGCCCAACATCGCTTGGCAGCACGCCAGCGCCTTCGGCGACGAAGCCGAGGCGCTTTACTGCGAGGCCGCGCGTCTGCGGGCGCTAGCGCTCGCTCAGCAGATGCGGGCGGACCTCGCGCGCGAGACGGCCGAACTCTACGCCGAGGCCGCGCGGCAGCTCGAGGCCCGCCCGGTGGCGCGCGCGCGATGACCCTCGACACCGACGCGCTCAGCGTTCCTCGGGCGTTGCAGCGCGCCGGCCGCTGGGAGGAGGCGCTCGCGTGGTATGACGCGGCGGCCGAGCGCGAGCGATTCGCCACGTGGCCGCGCCTCGAGGCCGGCCACGCGTTGCGGACGCTCGGGCGGACGGAGGAGGCGATCGAGTGCTTCCGGCACGCGCTCGCGCTCCGCCCCCACTCGGGCGCCGCCTGGTGGGCGCTCGCGAACTTGAAAACCTACCGCCTGACCGCCCGTGACGCCGATACCCTGGCCGATGCCGTCGCCGACCCGCGCGAGTCGCCGGGGTCCCAGGCCCTCGCGTGGTTTGCGCTTGGGAAGTACCATGAGGATGCGCGCGAGTGGAACCTAAGCGCCCGCGCCTATTCGGCCGCGAATGCGCTCTATGCCAATCGGCTACCCTGGGAGCCCGACGCGCACAGCGCGGAAGTCGCGCGCGCGCGCGAGACCTACACCCGCGCGTGGTTTGAGGCCCGCTCGGCTGCATTCGGGGACCCGTCCCCGGCGCCGATCTTCATTCTCGGGCTACCGCGCTCCGGCTCGACCCTCCTCGAGCAGATGTTGGGATCGCACAGCGCGATCGAGGCGACCATCGAGCACCCCGACTTATGGACGATCGGGCGGCGCCTGACCACCCAGCACCCGCAGGTCGTAAGCGAACTCGAGCCCGACGACGCGCGCGCGCTCGGCGGGCATTACCTGCGCCAGATCGCCCCGCACCGGCGCACCGACAAGCCCTATTTCATCGACAAGCTGCCCGACAACTGGCTCTATGTCGCCTTGATTCACGTCCTGCTGCCGAACGCGCGGATCATCGACATGCGCCGCGAGCGCCGGGCGGCCGGGTTTGCCAACTGGAAGCAGTGCTTCGGCCACCGCGGCTATCGCTGGACCTACGAGCAGCTCGCGCTCGGGCGGTACGTGCGCGACTACGAGACCCTGATGGCGCATTTCGATCAGGTGGCGCCGTGGCGCGTCACGAAGATGAGCTACGAGCGCCTGGTGGCGCAGCCGGAACTTGAGCTCCGGGCGCTCTGCGCCGAGCTCGGGCTGCCCTTTGAGGCGCGCATGCTCGAATACTGGCGCCTTGAGCGCCCGATGCGTACCGCGAGCAGCGAGCAGGTCAAGCGGCCGATTTACACCGACGCGCTCGAGGTGTGGCGGCATTACGCGCCGTCGCTTCAAGTGCTGCTCGGGGTGCTCGAGTGAGGCCGCCGTCGCCGACCGCGCTGATTGATGCGTCGCAGACCTTTCGGACGCTACGCACCTCGCTCGGGCTCACCCAGGGCGCCGCCGCGCGCCGGGCGGGCGTGAGTCTCGAGGTGTGGGGCGCTTGGGAGCGCGGCCGGCGCCGCTGCCCGGCCGCCGTGTATCGGGAAATTCTGGCTAACGTCACCTTAGGAGTCGCTCATGAACCTGATCCCCCAACCGGATGACACCCTGGCCGAGCGCCTCGCGAAACTGCGCGCGGCGTGGGTCTACAAGCGGGAAATCGACTATGTCGGCCGCGATCCGCTGACGCCGGGGGAGCGCGTGCGGACGCAGACGGCCGAGCGGATCACGTCGGCGTTGGCCGTGGCCTACACGCTCGGGGCGCTGCAATGAACGCTGACGAGGTCGCGCCCGATGATTTCGAGGCGCGATACGCCGCTGCGATCCCGACGTGCTGCGGGTATCAGACACTTCGGGAACACGTCGATGCACTATTGCTGTGCTGGGGGTTGGTTGCCGCGCTCCGGGTCGGGAAGCCCATGGATTGCACGGGTTGCTATTTGAGGCGGGTGCCATGACCGCGCACGGCGAGACCGAGCGCGAGCGGCTCGCTCGGCTGCTCGCCGAGTACACGTACAAGCGCGCGCTCGGCTGGAGCTGTCCGGACGCAATGACGCCGGCCGAGCGCATCCGCTGGCGGACGCGATTTCTGCCGCGCGCGCAGGCCGCGAAATTGTGGCTGCTGCCGAAACCCCGGCCGCTGCCGCCGAATGTCGTGCGCTGGCCCGGGCGGCGGACCAAAGTGGATCGCTGAACGTTGAGCTAACTACGAGGAAGGAATTCGAATGAGTTGCCAGCACGATCGCACGTTGCCACGCCCAAGCATCAAGCCGATGTATCCCCAATCGAGCCCGCTGACCGGCGAGCCCGTCATGCTTTACTGGTGCCCGCGTTGTGGGGGAAGGTTTTTCTTTCCCGTGACTACGGCAGGTTCGGCGTCTAGTGCGTCGAGGCGTTGAGCGATGACGCGGGCTAAGACTCAGCAAAAGGAGAAAATGACCATGCTAACTATGGAACAACGTCAACAGATCACTGACACGCTTGCGCGCATGCATCTGCCGTCCGGGCTCGGCACACCCGAAAACGCATGTTCGATCGCGGCGATCAATCTTGCGCTCACCGGTAAACTCACAGACAGCATTCCAGCGTGCATGTCCGAGGTCGTCGGGAACTGCATCATCGTGATGCAAGATTCTATGCCTGACGCATTGCGCAATTCGACTCGCTGGAAAAGCCTACTGCCGCTCGCGGCCGGCACGGGACGCAGTCATGAGCCAGAACGGCTGCAAATTCTGATGGATCACATGTGGACGGTGGCGCTGCCGATAGTGCAACCGCTCGCGGATGCGCACGGCTTTGGCGGTGCGTGGCGGGAAATGATCGTTGAGCGCAGCGCGGAATTAGCGTGGAGCGCGGCGTGGAGCGCGGCGAGGAGCGCGGCGAGGAGCGCGGCGTGGAGCGCGGAGAGCGCGGCGAGGAGCGCGGCGTGGAGCGCGGAGAGCGCGGAGAGGAGCGCGGCGGAGAGCGCGGAGAGCGCGGCGAGCGCGGCGGAGAGCGCGGCGAGGAGCGCGGCGTGGAGCGCGGCGAGCGCGGAGAGCGCGGCGAGGAGCGCGGCGTGGAGCGCGGCGAGCGCGGAGAGCGCGGAGAGCGCGGAGAGCGCGGCGTGGGACATTCTGGACCCCTGCGGTCTGCTGGAGCGGCTGATTGCGGTCACGGAGGCGCAATGAGCGCCCCAGGCCGACGGCCGCGCGACTCGCCTGGGACTTGCCGGAGCAGGAGTTCGCGAACGCCTACTCGGCGGCTCACGAGGCGCGGTTCGGCGAGACTTGGGTGGTGCCGTGAGCGACGCCCCACCCAAGCGCGGCAGAGGCCGCCCCAGCCTGTCCGGCGAGACCGGCGAGCGGTACAAGTCACGATCCCGCCGACCGTTGCAGACAAGCTGCGGCGGTTTGGCGAGGGGTCGCTTTGCGCAGGGGATCATCAAAGCGGCGAGGCGTGTGAAGGAGAGCCAGTGACTACTGAACCGATGGCCTTCAGCGACGAGACTGACGACGTGGTATGCGAGATTTGCGGCGGTCATTCCGACGTTGCCATTCGGCGCGTGATGTTCGACGGCTTCTGCTGCCAGCATTGCTTCTATGTCTGGTACAACAACGCGGGTACGGATTCGGACATCGTGCGCAAGCGTTCGCTTGAGAGGCAGGCATCGCTATGACAGAGCCAATGACTACTGAACCACAAGACCCGCCGTTCGACGGGAATCCGTGCCCGTGCTGCCCGATCCATGCTTATAACGAATGGCAATGCCTTCTACGCTCCGCTCCGAGTGACCCATCAGCTTTGAACCGGGAAGGTGAGCCTACGTGACCGACAAAGACAATGAACTGGTCCGACGGCTGCGAGGCGAATGGATCGACGGCTCCGATTGGCGCGCTTTTCAACCCAGTACTTTTCCTCTGGGAGCACAAGCCGCCGACGAGATCGAGCGGCTGCTCGCCGATAACGAGCGGCTGCGGGATGCGCTGGCAATCATAGATAGCGGTGCAAGGCGGTATTGGCGCGAGGGCGAGGATGCGTATCAGTTCGCCATTATCGCCCGCGCCGCACTGGAGGGCGATCGCATTGCGAAGCTGGTCGAATTCCTCAACCCCAACAAGGACCCCTGACATGCCCGCATTTCACAATGACGCCGCCATCAAAAATACCTACGTCGCCCGCATCCAGTCACACGCCGACGCGGACGAGATCATCCACGGAAAATACTGGGAGAATGGCAAGGGCTGCGCGATCGGCTGCCTGATTCACGGGTCCGACCACGCCAAGCTAGCGGACGTGCTCGGCGTGCCGCTCGCAATTTGCCGATTGGTCGATCAGCTGTTCGAGGGGCTGCCCAACGAGAAGAGCAAGCGATTCGCAGTCGAATGGCTCAGCGTAATTCCCGTGGGCGTGGATTTGTCGAGGGTGCAGTGGAAATTCCTGCACTGGCTGCTGACGGAAGAACTGGCCGGGCGGGAGCACCCGCTCATGCGCGATGTCGTGCGGCAATGCGCGGACGTGCTGGTGCCGCTGACGAAGGGGGAGCTTGTAGATATCCAAGCGGCGGCGAGCGCGGCGAGGAGCGCGGCGTGGAGCGCGGCGAGCGCGAGGAGCGCGGCGTGGAGCGCGGCGAGCGCGAGGAGCGCGGCGGCGAGCGCGGCGGAGAGCGCGGCGGCGAGCGCGGCGGCGAGCGCGGCGGAGAGCGCGGCGTGGAGCGCGAGGAGCGCGGCGTGGAGCGCGGCGAGGAGCGCGGCGAGGAGCGCGGCGTGGAGCGCGGCGAGCGCGGCGAGCGCGGAGAGCGCGGAGAGCGCGGAGAGCGCGGCGAGCGCTATCTACACCCGCATGGCCGACCAGCTTGTCAAACTACTGGCGGCGGCCTGACCCCTAATCCCCCCAATTCCCCCGGTGCGCGCGATTCGCGGCGGGCGAACCCCTGGGACGGTAGTCGTTGGGTTGGATCGAGAGCTTGTGGAGCCACTTGTAGAAATGCGAGCGGTTCATCTGCGCCACGAGCCGCGCCTGGTTGACGCTGCCGTTTGTGAATTCGAGCATTCGGATGAAATACCCGCGCCGAAACTCTCGCATCGCCTCGCGAAACGGCAACAAGCGCGGAGCGGCGTCCACGGCGGTTCAACTCGACGGCAGGATGAGGTTGGCCTGCACGTACACGCTCTGTTCCGTGAGATCCGGCATCGAGAAATCGACCTCGAACTGGTAGGTGCCGGGCGGCAATTTTTTGATGACCGTGAACGCGGGCGTGCCGTTCGCTCCGTTATTGCCATTGGTCAGCGGGTAGTTCTGCTGGAACGACAAATCGAAGCTGACGAGGAGCCCGACGCCCTGGAGCGCGGCCGGGCCGATCACGCCGAGGATGAGTTCGCCGGTTTGCCCGGCCGGCACCGTGAACGAGAAGGCCGAGCGCAGGCCGGTCGGCACGCGCAGTGTCTGGTTGAATACCCCGTAGGTGCCGGGGGCGAGGGATTGGGCGGGGGTGACGCGCGGGCACGAAGCGAGGAGGAGCAGGGCGAAGGCGGCGCAGCGTTTAAGCACGGGACACTCCCATTCCAGAGCGCCCGTGCGGGGGAGTCTAGCAGGCGGCGCGCGCCCGTTTGTGACGCCAGCGTTTCGCCCAGGTGCGAACGCGCTCGAGGCGTTCCTCGGGGATGACGGTGAGCTCGGCCGTCCACCGGCGGGCGGTCTGGGTGCGCCGGCCGGTGAGCGCGGCGACCTTGGCGCACGTGATCCCGGTTTCCTGCATGATCGCCCGCAGCTCGACGGTGCGCGGGTCCGAGACGCTCATCCTTTCGGCCTCGTGGGGTCATTGAGATCGCGGAACACATCCTCCCGCGTGCGCCATACCGACACCGGGACGTTCCGCAGGTAGCACTGCGCGAGTATCTCGGTTTGCGGAGGCGTGTACTCGTTTTTCCAGCCTTCCTTGTTCGCGCGCTTGATTTCGACGAGCCGCCACGCGCCGCGCCAGCCGCACCAGTAGTCGAACGGCCCGTAGCGCAGGAGCAAAGCGCCCAAGCGCCGGGCGAGGCGCGCGAGTTCCGGGTCGTTTTCGTCGCGCCGCGACGCGTACTTCGGCATGCCCACGGCAGACTCCTAGACGTTGAAATAATCAACCGATACACTGGCTCGTCGGAATCATCCGGCGCGCGCCCTGCGGTCTCGTTGGCTGTCTCCGGCGAGGCCGCAGGGTAGCGCATTTCACGGGGCGCATTCCATGGGCAAGCTGATCCTTCCGAAGTCGGTCGACGACTGGCGCGCGCTGCGTCACCGCTATGTCTCAAGCACCGAATCCGCGGCGCTCTTTGGGTATTCCGCGTACTCCACCCCGTTCCAGCTCGCGGTCGAGAAGCAGGCCCCCGAGCCGCCCGCGTGGGCGGGCAACGAGCGCGCGACCTGGGGGCTGCGGCTGCAGGAGGCGATCGCCAAGGGCATCTCAGCCGACTACGGCGTGAAAGTACGGCGGGTCAACAGCTTCGCCGCCGTGGACGAGGTACGCATGGGGGCGAGTTTCGATTACGAGGTGGTCGGCCACCGCGACGACTCCGAGGCGCCGGCCGGGCCGCTGCTGCGCGACATGTATTCGGACCTGGGCGCCGGGATTCTCGAAATCAAGACCGTTGACCGGCTCATTTACCGTGACCAGTGGCGCCACGAGGAGGGCGACGAGGCGCCGGTGCACATCGAGCTCCAGGTGCAGCAGCAGCTCGACTGCATCGACCGCCCGTGGAGCGCGATCGGCGTGCTGATTGGCGGCAACGAGATCAAAGTCATGATCCGCGAGGTAGACCGCGAGGTGTGCTACGCGATTCGCGCCAAGGTCGCCGAATTCTGGGCCACCCTCGAGCGCGGCGAGATGCCGCCGGTCACCTTGCCGCAGGACGTCGACCTGATCCGGCGCCTGTATCTCAACAGCGACCCCGCGGGCGTGTTTCAGTCCGAGGACCCCGAGGTGGTCAAGCTCTGCCAGGCGTATGTCGACGCCAAGGCGCAGCGCGACTACCACGAGGACCTTCGCAAGACCTACGGTGCGCGGCTCCTCACCGTGCTCGGCGACGCCGCGAAAGGGGCGGTGCCCGGGTTCACCATCCAGGCGAACACGGTCAAGGAGACGCTGGTGCCGGCGACCGTGCGCAAGCCGTACCGCAACCTCATCGTTCGGGAGAAGAAATGAACACGGCCGTGAAACCGACGGAACTGCAAATCGTCAAGGACACCGTGCAAGCGCCCGCGTTTCAGGAGTCGGTGCGCCGGCTGCTGCCGAAGCCGGCGCTGATTGCCCGTTTCAACGACGTGGTGCTGACCGCGATCGAGAGCGACCCCGGTCTCCTGAAAGCCGATCGCAACAGCCTGTTCCGGGCCTGCCTGCAGGCGGCGAAGCGCGGGTTGCTGCCGGACAAGCAGGAAGGCGCGTTCGTGACGTTCCGCTTCAACCGCGCGAGCCGGGGGCAACCGGACGACTGGGTGAACCTGGTGCAGTTCCTGCCGATGGTGCAGGGCATCATCAAGGAAATGGGCGCGGCCGGGTTTCCCGCGTATGTCAATTCGGTCTACGAGCACGACACGGTCGAACTCTGGAGCGACGACACGGGGCAACACGTCCGGCACACCTCGGCGATCTTCAAGGGCCGGGGCCAGCTGCTCGGCGTTTACGCGGTGGCGTCGTCCGGCGGGCGCACCTGGGTCGAGGCGATGAACCTCGAGGACGTGGACCGGATCGCCGCGAAGTCGAAGCAGAAGGACAAGGACGGCAATCTCACCGGGCCGTGGAAAAGCGACTGGGACCGGATGGCGCAGAAGTCGGTGCTGCATCGCCTGCGGCGGCGCTTGCCGATCGCTCAGCCCGATCCCGGCGACGACCCCGACACCGCGGCGCTCGAGGGCGTCGACCCGACCACGGGCGAGCTGCTCGCGGCGCCACCGGCCGCCGAGCCTGCGGCGCTTGAGCACGACACCACCCCCTCGATGTTCGAGACCGGGCCTAAAGCGCCGCAGGAGGCCCAGCAAGCCCTTTCGCCGCGGGCCGGGGCTCGGCCGCGGGGGTTGCAGAAAGTGCTTGAGCAGGCCGCTCCGGAGCCGCCGGACGGTGCCTGAGCAGGACCCGTGGGACGTGCTCGGGGTGCCGAAGGGGGCGGACGCCGCGACGCTCAAGCGCGCCAAGCGGGCGAGACAGCGGGCGCTGCACCCGGATCGGGTGGGGGGCGACGGCGCCGCGATGGCGGCCGTCAACCAGGCCTACGACATCCTGACCGACCCGGCGCGGCTCCTGCGCTACGAGCGCGAGGGCCACGACGTTCCGCATGTGCCGCCGGCCGAGCAGGCCGCCCGTCAGGTCATTCTGGTTGCGGTGCAGCAGATTCTGTCGCGTCCGGAGCTCCCGCGCGGCGGGATTCTGCGCGAGGTGCACACGGCGCTTGTGCGCGAGCGCGGGGTGGTCGCCCAGGCGGCGCCGGCCATTCAGGGGATGCTCGCCGCGGCGCGTCGGGCGCAGAAGCGGCTCAAGTTCAAGGGCGAATCGCCTGAGAAGGATTTCCTCGCCGGGCTCTTTGACGAGCGCATTCAGGGCCTTGAGCGTCTGCTCGAGCAGCAGGGCGTCGACTTGGTGAAGCTCAACCGGGCGCTCGAGCTCCTGCGCGATTACGAGGAAACGACGGACCCGGCGGACGGCGCCGACGCAATTCAATGGAAATTCCTGGAGGTTCCCCGATGAGCGAATCCGTGCCGCCGAATGAACCCGTGTTGCTCGCCTCCGAAGCGCTTGCGAAGAAGTGCGCCGGCGAGGCGCTTGATTCTGCGGTGCAGGCGCAAGTCGAATGCCTGCGCGTCGCGGGCGGGCAGGTGGACGCCGGAAACCTCGTGGTGCGGCTCATGGTGCAGGAGATTCACCTGAACGCGCTGCAGGACCTGATGCTCTTGCCGGCGCCCGAAGGGGAGACCCGAAGCCTTGCCGAGCGGTTTTTCGCCGACATCGAGAAGAAGTCGCACCAGTTCGAAGGTCAGATGCGGCGGGCGCTGCTCGCGAGCGGGGCGACGGTGCGGGACATTATTCGCAAGCCGAGTTAGTTGCTACGCAGGGCCAGCGTGCCCGCTTTAATCAGCGTAGGGCCGAGCAGCTTGTTGGAATTGAGCGGCACGCGCGTTGACTTGTACGGGCGATAAAGCGGATCGCCGAGTACCGTCAGGTGCCCTGAGTAGACGGCTTGCACCGCGCCGTCGAGCGGAGACGCTTGGGCGACCAAGTGCATCACGCTGCCCATCGCGCAAGTCTGGCTGAGCAGTGCTTGGGCCATCTGCAGGGGATCGTAGAGCCCGTTGGCGTTCGGTTCGTTCATCGTCGAAAAACACGCGGAAGCGCCGTTGTATAGCATGTCGTAGGCCCAATTGTAGTTATAACTCGTCCACACGTACCCCCAAGCGCCGGGAGACACGCTGTAGTTAAGCGAATAAGGTTCGAGTCCAGGGCCGTAGCTGTAGCTGTTGAAATCGTTGTCGCCGAGACAGAAGGCAAAAGCCGGTACGAGGGTCGTTACGGTCTGGGTAGGGACTCCAGGAGTAAAGCTTGACGGGATGAATCCGTTGGTGCCGCTGTAAGCGACGTTCGCGGCGGTTCCGGTGACCCCGCCGAGGTCGACCGTATTGATGTTCTGCCCGGACCAGTAGCTCAAAATCGAGGCATTGTAGGCGGCGGTAATGTGGCCAGCGTACTGTTCGACCGACGTGCCCCAGTGATTGAGCGTGGCATTGTTCGCCGCTTCGGCCACCACCGCGTTGGTCACGCATTGATAGACCATGCTCGAGACGCTAACGGCGGCACCGCCCACCGGGTAAGTCGTGGCTTGGGTCGCCCCCGATAGACCCTTGGGTATTAGCTCCGCGCTGGCACCCGGGCAGCCCAAGCGTCCATTGGGAATCGGGAGCGTGGCTTGAGAGAGGTCAATCCCGATGTATCCGGGAAGTGTCGTCCCTTGGCCGGTTGAGTCCGCAAACAGCTGCACTGGGGTGAACGTGCTGCACACGACGGCATCTATGGTCGGCTGCGCGGCGTACAGGGCGGTCAGCGCGGCGTGGGGCGACTGGCCGGTGTAGGTCGAGGTGACATTGGTCCCGCCGTAGTACGCGGCGCCACAGGGCCATACGACAGGTCCGGTGGCGGCGTAATACGAAAAGTTTGTCTCTCCGTAACCTTGATAGGTCGTGCCAAAGGCAAACCCGATCAGGTTGTAGTTCGTATTGCCGAAGCGTTTTTGCCAGTACCACTGGGCGTCGGTGAGCGATTGAGCGACCGACGAGTTATAGACGATCAACGGATTGACCGGGATCGTGAAGCTCATCAGTAGCGTCGCATCCACTTGCCCAAGGTGGTTGAAAACTTCCAGCCGAATCCGGAGTTAGCGGCGGCGGTCGTCGGGGCGCCGAGGACATTGGCCGCTGTGCCGGAGCCGTCCTGCAGGGTCAAAGCGGTGATGGCGAAGTTCACGACGGATAGATCAAACCACTGGCCGTCAATGGGTGAAGGGGGGAGCTTGATCGTCATGGTCGCGACGGTGCCGGCAGGTACAAACACGAGAGAACTGGTCGCTTGGGGGACGGTGATCGGGCTCGTGGACGACGTGACGTAATCGTAGCCTTGATCGGCGAAGGCGCCTTGGGCTCCCGTTGCTTCGGCATAGCCTAAGAGGACATCTCCGTAGGCATCAATTGTGATGCCTCCCAGTGGTCCCCAAAATTGAATTTGGCCATTGAGTGCATTGGTTGATCCTTGTGCAGCAGTAAAATTAATGCTTCCAGCCGCATTCGCGCTATTTGGAGAACTTCCACCAGTAAAACTGATTCCACCTCCGGTTCCGCCTACACCAGTTGCAGACCCTGCAGTAAACGCGATCGAACCTGCTTGGGCCGTCGTTGTGCTTCCACCCGTGACAAAAATACCTCCATTAGCAGTGGCCCCGCTATTCGCAGTGGACAATTCTAAAAACGCAGTTCCGGTAGCCTGTATGTTGAAATTGAAACTCGAGGTGATTGCGGGTGCAGTTCCCGCAAAACTGAGCACGCCGGTCGTTGCATTAAACTCAAGGTTCGCGCTCCCCCCAAACGCGCCGCCGTTGTTGTATTGAACTGCGGTAGAAGGACCTGCAGGCGTTCCTCCTCCCCCGCTGCCCGCGACGCCGTTCCAGTTGGTCGCAGTCGTGTCAATCGTGATTGTGCCCGTGGTGCTTAGGTAGTAGTTATACCCAGCGTGGGCGGTTCCTTGCAGAATGAATTCTGAAACGCCGGCGTAAGCCTGCGAGGTGGAGCCGGAGGAATACCAGGTGGGCCGGGTCCAGGCGCCAGAGTTGATATTCCAGGGGCCGTTCTGAGACCCCGTAGCCTGAGCCGTGAGCAGCACCACCTGCCCGGCGGCGAGCGTCACACCATCAATCGCCGTGGTTCCCGCCGTGCCGCCCAGGGAAATCGTGGTGCCCGAAGGCGGGAACGTGCCGCCCGTGTTGTTGAGCACCGCCGCCGTCGCGACCATCGTGGCAGCCGGCTTGACGGCGGCCATTCCAAGGAGCTGGCCGATTTGCAGCTGATCGGTCTGGGCGTTGGCGACCGACTCGACCGGCAGGACGTCGGTCTGCAACAGCGAAAGGGCGTACGTCGTGGGCAGCGAGGCAATCGGCGTAGAATTGGTTTCAAGATCAACCGTACTGCCCGACACGTTGACCGAAATAGTGCCGCCGGTCGAGGTGATCGTGGAGATGCCGCCGCCGCCGCCGGAGCCGCCGGCCACGCCCCGCACGGACACGTTACGCCCCTTCGCCGAAGGTGAGGGTGAACCCCTGCGAGGAGCCCGCGGAGATCGAATTCACCCACAGGCCCCCGAGCCCCGCCGACGCATTCGGGAAGAACGTGATCGTGTACACCTCGACGATCAGCGGGTAGATCGGGATGACCGCCTGCGGCGTGCCCGGGGTCGTCGTGCCCTGCGTGGGAACGACGGCGGTCGCGGACGCGGGGGTGAACGAAAGCCAGATGAGCGAGGTGCCGAGATTCAGAATCCGCACGTTCCGGGGCGACGGACCGCCGCCGGCACCGAATACGTCGTTCGTCGTGATCGGGCAGGAGAGCGAGGTGCTCGCCGTGCCGTTGGTGGCGAGGTAGACCGTGTTGCCGGTGACCCGCAGTGGAGAGAGGATCATGGCTCAATCCTCCGGAATCGTTCGGGTGGACAGGCGCAGGGTGCCCCACCATTTCTTGTGGCGCGGGATCGGGATACCGCCCTCCTGGCCGGGTTTGATGGTCGAGGCATTCATCGGGTCCGTGCCCGGGCCGCGATAGTTCTGCTGTTGCTTCGTGATCCGGTTCGCGAGCGGTCGCGGGCTCGGGTCCTCGGAGATGAACTTCACCGCGTCAACTTGCTGGCTGGAAGGGCGATTGCCCCGGCGCTTAGGCATGGTCCGATCCTTTTCGCCCGGTCCAGAGGACGGGCAGGAAACAACACAGCGCCCAGATAGCCGCGATGATAACCCGAAGCGTGGACGGATCGTACATCGCCCAGGCAAACAGCCCGGCCGTCAGCACTAACGCCACCAGGGTAATCAGCCGCACCGAGATCAGTTTGAGCACGACATGCGCGCCCTGCAGAATCTCGGCGAGATTCATTTCACTCATCGTTGTCGCCTCCAAAAGCCGCCCCGAATTCGCCCTCATCCATCTTCATTTCGATGGCCTCGAGCTTCGCGTAACTGTTCACGAGCTTGGTAATCTCCTCGACGACTTCGGTGCGGTCGATCGCGGCCACGATTTTCTTCTTCACGCGCGCGAGCGTCTGCTTGCGATCCTTGTCCGGGTTCTTCATCGCAGGCCCTCCTGCTCCTCGCGCAGCTTCCGCTTGTGCGCGAGCCGATCCTCGAGCCGCGGCGGCCGGGGCGTGCCGTCGGAGGTGATCGCCCGCGGCGCGCGCACCACGCCGGCGAACTGCGCCCACTTCGGAATCTTCGAGTCGGGCGGCGCTTTCTGGACGTTGCGGATCGGAAACGGAATCCACTGCTCGGCGAAATACTTCGCGACATCCTTCTGCCGCTCAAGCCACGGGTCCTGCGGGTCGTAGATTTCCGCGCCGTAGTAGTCGCGGTTACGCGAGAGGTCGTAGGCAAACGACACCCACGGCGCTAGCTTGTTGGTGACGGTCGTGGTCGGATCGGTCGCGTACTCCACCACGTCTTTCGCATAGGTCGGCAGCGACAGGCGCTCGGGCGTCCCGTCGGGATTGGTGCCGCCAGTCTGCGGAAAGAAGTAGTCAATCGGCTGCTCGGGCTTCTTGCCGGTCATGAGGTACCCCGTCACCGCGCCGAGCACCGCGGCGGTCGACGAAAACCCCGCCGTGTATGCCATGCGGTGCGTCATTTCTGGATTGCCGCCCTGCAGGAACTCGTTGGTCGCGTTCACCCAGTCCCACGCACCGCCGCCGAGTTCGCGCACCGTACCCAAGTTCCAACCGACCGAACGGATGGCAATGTGCGAGGCATCGCGCAAGGTCTTGTTCCAAAAGAGGTTGTCGTAGTTGAGCTCGCCCATGCGGTTGTCGACTGAATCCCAGGCCTTCTGCATGCGCTCGACGAGCTCGTGCACCGGCATGTTGGGCTTGGCGCGCAGCTCGTGCGCGGCCATGTCGGCGAACACGCCGAGCTTCTGGCGCGGGACGATGTACTCCATGAGCCACGCGGAGGAGGATTGCACCGCCCGGCCGGCGGTGCGCGCGATGCCTGCAAACACTTCGGGTCCCGCACCGGCGCGCTCACTCTCGAAGTTGCGCGCAAGGTCGTTCCACAAATGCTTGAGCGCGCCGCCGCGGGTGCCGGCGCTCTCGGACCCCCAGAGCGACTTGATCGCCCGGGAGGCAGCCGGGACGTAGCTGCCGGCACCCGTCACGCCGTAGTACCGCGGCATGGCGACGCGGCCGCCCGCGAGCTCGAACGCCTGGACGATCTTCTGCAGCTCGGGGCTCGCGTTGCCCGGGTTCAAGATCGCGTCCCGCAGTTTCGCGCCGCGGAGGAGCGTCGTGGCGGGGGCTGCGGGCGCGCTCAGGAACTTCGACGCCGCGCCTTTCAGGTTGCCCTTGGAGGCCTCTTTCACCGCCAACGCGACATGCGAGCTCATGGCGTCGATCGCGGTCATGCCGGCGTGGAAGGCGGACATCGACAGCTGCACCATGTTCATCGCGGTGGCCGTCGAGCGCGCGTAATCGAGCGCCCCGCCGAGCGCGCCGCGCAGCGCCGAGCGCGAGAGGTGATTGTTGAGCACGCGGGCCGTGTTCTCAGGCGCCGCGTAAGCGCCCGTTTTCATGTAGCCCAGGGGCTTACGCGGCCCCTCGTAACTCCCGCCGTGCTCCCAAGGCGGTTCCTCGGCGCCCGCGGGGGGTTTGACCGCGCGCTGCGGCCCCGCGGCCTGGCGGTCGAGCACTTCGGTGCTCGCGTCGATCGCCTGCTCAAGCAACCGGGCCTCGTTCGGGTCCTTCACCCCGAAGATGTTCTTCACCAGGTCCTTGAGGCGCTGCAGGATATTGCCCGGCTGCCCGCCGCGCTTGCCCTCGAGGCCCGCGAGGTATTCCTGAAACTTCGGGTTGGATAACGCTTCGGCGATGAATTCGACGGCATCGTTGGCGTGGTTCGGTTGCAGGCCGTACCACTGGTGCATGTCGTTGCCCGCGAGGGTGCGCGCTTCTTGGAGCAAAGCGTCGAGCTTCTGCGCCGTCGGATGCGCGCGGTTGGCGCGATACCAGTCCACGGTGCCCGCGTGCACCGTCTCATGCAGGAGGGTGTGCGTGAGGTTCGGGTTGTTCGATCGAATACCGATCTGATGCGCGGACCGCGAGTACACCCCGAGAATGCCGGATTCGCCGTCAATCTTCTCCTGCACGTGCACCGCAATGTTTCCGACCGCGCCACGGAGCCGCATGGCGAGCGTTTTCACGTGCGGGTCTCGGGTCGCGCCGAGGAGGTCATCGAGGGCGTCGTGCAAGCGCAGCGGCGTCTTGCTCGCTTTGGCCTGCTCCATCTTCTTCTCAAGCGCGCCGAGCTGCTGATTGGTGTCCTCCATGCCGGCCATGACGCCCGAATTCTTCTCGAGCTTGCCGACCATCGGCGTCACCTGGTCCTGGTAGACCATGCGCCAGGTCTCAAACGCCGGATCGTCGATGAACTTCCAGCCATCCGGCAAATCGTCGCCCTGTTTGAAATGCTTGACGAGCCCGGATTTTTTCAGCGTTTCCGAGAGCTTGACCCCGCGGTAGTAGCGGTTCATTTCCGAGAGCTTGAGGAGCGAAAGGTCGATCGGGTTGGTCGTGATCGGCTCGTACCCCGCCGCGATGCCCTCGGCCGTGGTCGGGAACACGCGCTGCTTTTTGAACCCCTGCGAGCCTTTCAGCGGCCGCTTGCCCTGGGTCTGGCGGATGTTGACGTCGGACGACTCTTTCCAGTAGTGCGGGAAGTAGTTCTGCCGGTAGGCGGCTTGGTGATCGGGGCCGAGGTTGGCGACTTTCTGCCAGCCCTCATCGAGTTTCTCGCGCAGCATCTTCGCGATGTCATCGAGGTACGGGTGCGCCTGCGACTCGCCGGTTTCCATCTTGTGGATGAACTCGAGCTGCTCCTCCTTGCCCATCTTGTCGGTGACCTGGCGCGCGCTCTCGAGGTACGCCTCGTCGCGGGCGATGTCCGCCTGCAGATGCCCGTTCGACGCGCGCGTGATGCGACCGACCGCCGCGGCGCCCGCGTCGACGCCCGCGGGGTCGAGGTGCTTTTGAATTTCCTCGATCACCTTCATGTTCGGCAAGCCGGTCACCGCGCGGTCGATGGTGTTGAGCGCCATCTTCGCGACCTGCCCTTCGCCTGCGAACGGGATCGCGGCCTGCACAAGCTCGTTCACCGAATCGGGCGAGGTGAGCGGGCGCGCGGGCTCGCCCGTGACCGGGTTCGTGGTGCCGTTGACCGCTTCGTCGGCCTTGTTGAGGAGCATCGACACGGGTTTCCCGATGACTTCCTTCGTCGCCTGGGTGAACGGCTCGAAGGCCATGCCGGCGGCGTCCACCCCGGCGAGCAGCGCATTGCCGAGGGCCGGGATGCCCGCCTGCACTTCGTCGACGCGCTGCCACTGGCGTTTGAGGCCTTGCCAGCCTTGCTTTTCCGCTTCTCCGAGGTCGTTCAAATACTCCCCGAGCACGGGGATTTTCGAGGTGACGCTGGACACCGCCGCATCCGCCGCGTCGTAGGCCGAGAGGGCCATCTGCCCGAACGTCGGTTGGGTGGTGCGCGACGCGGCTTGCCCCGCGGGCTTGCGGTCGACGACGGTCCACTCGCCGCCTGGGGCGGCCGCTGGGGCCGGCGCGGGCGCCGCCGAGGGGTCGGGGGCGGGGGGGGGGGGGGGCGCCCCGCGCGGCTGACGACGGCCCAGGGGTCGTCGGCCATTACTGCACCGACACCTGGACCGGCTGACCGTTCTGCAACGTCCAGCTGGTGCCGTTGGCGAAGCGGGCGACTTCACCCTCTTTCAACGCATTGATGGGCGGCGTGTTCGCGGCCGGGGTCGGCGCGGCCCCCTGCGGCCGGGTCAGCGTGTCGACGCCACCGGCGGCGACAGCCTCGATCTGGTCCGCGATCTGCGTCATGCGCCCCTGCAGGTCCGCGATCTTGGCGTCAAAGTTGGCGATCGTCGGGCCTTTGTCGCCCTTCACGCTGAGGTCCGAGCGGAACTGCCCCTCCGCTTTCTGAATCTGCGCGATCTGGGCCTTGTAGTTGTCCCACTGCGCTTTGAGGCCCTGCATCCTCTGTTTCTGCTGCGGCGAGCCGTTCTGCTGTACCTGGCGGGCTTTCTCCTCGAGGCGCCCTTCCCGCATCTGGAACTCCTGCCACTGCTGGTGGAGCTGCTGCAGTTTGAGATTCTGCGTCTCGAGCTTCTCGCGCGCGCTCTCCATCGTCTTGAAGGCGTCGAGCGATTGCATGATCTTCTGCTTCTTCTGGTCGAGGTCGTCACCCGCCATACGCCGGGCCGCCGCGGCGGCCTTCTGGTAGGCATCGGCGCGACCGGCATAGGCCTCCTGCATGAGCTTGTTGTAGTTCATGATTTCGTTGAGCTTTTGCTTCATCTGCTCATTGGCGGCCTGGTACTTCTTCCATTGCTCCTCGACCGTCGAGGCGGCGCCGGCGTTCATGCCCTTCACGAACCCGGTCAGCGCGCCGAGCATCATGCCGCCGGTGAGCCCCATGGAGCGGCCACCGAGCGCCATCAGGGTCGCGATCGGCGCCGCGGCGTGCATGGACTGCTGGTAGATCGCGGCCTGGTCGGGCACCGCGGCGGCGGTCTGCTGGGCGCTGGTTTCGGCGTCCTGCAGCTGCTTCGCCGCGGCCTCGGCCTGGTCGGCCGCCTTGAGGTCGTACTCGCTCGCGCGCGCCTGGGCGTCGCGCGCCGCCTTGCGGTCCGCCTCGTACTCGGCATCCTCCTTTGAGGTGTCGGGCGGGGTCCAGGTCGCGTACGGGCTCGGCGCGGGCGGTGCCGGGGGCGCAAGGGCGGGCGGCGTCGGCGCGCTGGAATCGGGCGTCGCGGCGGGCGCCGGCGGCGCGGCGGGGGTGACTGCCGCCGGATCCACCGGGCCGCCGAGGCCGCCGTCAACGGCGCTCGGGTCGCTCAAATCAGGGAAAGAACTCGCGGTCATGAGCCCGCCGTCCCGAAGTCAAAATACGGCATGTCAGGAATTTCAATGCTGCCGGTGCCGATGTCCTCCAACCCGGTGCCGATGTCCTTCAACCCGCCGTCGGTCCCGGCGCCACTCGTCCCTGACGTGCCGGATCCACTGCCGCCGCCCCCGCTGCCCGAGCCTTTGCTGCCGCCGCCGCTGTTGCCACTGCCGGAACCCCCGCCGCTGCCGGAACTGCCCGAGCTCTTGGCGGGCGAGCTCGAGGTCGTGCCGCCGCCGACGGCTTTGCCGTACCCCTCGCCGAGCGCGCCGAAAAACTGCTCGAGGCTCTGGGCGATCTGCGCGTCCCCGGTAATCAGCGTCTGAATCGCCGATTCGATCGGTTGCACGCCGGCGGTGATCTCCGAGAGCGACTGCGACAGGATCGTGCCGAACGTCGTCTGCGCCTGGCTCTGGGCGCTTTGCGCGGTCGAGAAGTCCGAGTTGAGATAGGTCTGTTTCTGGGCGAGCGCGTTGTTGTCGACCTGCTGCAGCGCCGAGGCCTCGGCCGCGGAGCCGGTCGCACCCTGGGAGGCGAACTGCTGCGCGATCGCCTGCTTCTGCTGCTGGGTCTGCTGGTCGAGCGCCGCCTGCTGGGAAGGCGTCAGCCGGCCGGTTTGGTACGCATTCAGGTTCTGGGCCGCGATGCCGAGCTCGGCGCCCGCATTATCAATCAGCCCCGTGTTGACGGCCGGCGCCGCCGCGCCCACGGTACCGAGTTGGCTGACGCCGGCGGTGTACTGCGGCACGCCGAGGCTCGCGAGCTGCGCGGCGTTGCTGTTGAGCGTGCTCTGCTGCGAAGCCGCTTCCGACTCGCCCAAGGCCGCGAGCCCTGCATATTCCGCCGTGGTTCCCGCGGAACTGCCCAACGCCGAGGTCACACCGCTCAGGAGATTACCGAGCGTCGATTTGCCAGAGTTGCCGGAGGTGCCGGTGGTGTTGCCCGAGGTGCCGACGGCGCCCGTGGTCGGGTTGATGTTGCCGATGTTGCCGGCATCGGAGCTCGTGAGCGCCGGCGCGGTGAAGTCGGTGAGTCCGCTGTCGATGGGTGTGGGGCCGCTGGTGCCGCTGGTGCCGGTGGTGCCCGACGTGCCGGTGCCGGTCGTGCCAACGCCCGCGCCGCTCACGCCCGGGTTCACCTGCTGGGTGGTCGCGAGCGGCGTGATGCGTGAACCCGTCGAATCGGTCGCCACGTCAGACTCCGAGCGCCTGGTCGGCTTGGGCGTGTGCCAGGTTGTGCGCCCGAATCCAGTTGCGAAAGGTGCGCGGCTCGTGCAGCCCGCCCACATCGAGCTGCAGCGTGGAGCCCGCCACCGGAGTGGCCACCAGCGTCGCTAATACCTTGTGGGCGTTGAGATTACGCTGGAACCAGTCGGCCGTCATCTGGCCCGTGAGATTCGGCACCGGGATGGTCTGCGGGGTCGCGCGGGCGGCGAGCGCACCGACGTAGCTCAAATGACGCCGCTGATGCAGGTCGATCCAGACGGCGACCGAATTGGGGTCGTCCGGGTCGAAGGTCTCAAGCTGCGGCAGCATCCGCAGGCGGCTCAGTGGACCCGCGCCCCGGCCGGGCGTCGGGGATTACAGTGGCCTGATGCATACCGCGCGCGATGGTCTCAATGAGCACGGCGGAATCGCGGTACTTCTGCTCGACGAGCAACCGGATCAGATAGTCCCATTGGTCTTTGGCGAGCGGAATCGAAATCATGGCTCCACTTTCACAGCGCGCAACATGCTGAAACCGATGTAGAGGTCATTCGGAGTGATCTTGTTGGTCGGCAACGCGAACGACACCGACAGCGCTTGCTCGAGGCCCGCCGCGTCGACCTCGGCGCAGAACCACGCCGACGGGTCGCGCCAGTCCCGGCCCGCGGCAAAGCCTAGAATCGCCCGTTCGTCATAGGGTTTGTGCAGCTGCGCGGTGAGGAAATCGTAGAACGCCGCTTGCTGCTCGGCCGTCACTTTGAGGCGCCACACTTCCACGTCCGCCCAGCGCAGGTACCCGGGCGGTCGAATCTCGACCCCGGCGGGGTAAGTCACACCGTCAATGGTGATCGGCTCGTCGCGCGCGCCGAGCAGGCGTCCGGATCCGTCCTGCAAGCGCGCGTCGACGTGCGACCAGCGCCCGCCGCCGAAGTAGGCAATCAGGTCCGAGGACCAATCGGGCGCGCGGCTGAACTGCAGCTCGATCGCACCGAAGGTGCACGGGGCGGGCGACGGGGCGGGTTTCTTCGCCATCAGGTCGTCGGCGGTTGCAGCTTCGTGATGAGCGCGCTGATCTTGCTGTTGAGCTCGGTCTGCACCGCGCCGATCTCCGCGCTCGCGAGCGCAGGGACCTGCAGCTGCAGGGTGCCGAGCAGGACCTGAGCGGCGCCCGGGAACGTCAAGGCGAGCTTGGTCGGGTCGGTGCCGAGGTTCGTGAGAAAGGTCTGCAGCGCCTTCAAGGCGATAATGAGCTCGGGGGCGGCGGCGGACAGAAACGGACTCGGGGTGCTCATGCAGCGGTTCCTTGCGTGTGAATGGCTCGGCCCCCCTTGGCGAAATAGCCCGCCAGGGTGGAAATCACGACCCCAGCGGCCATTGCCTGCTCGGGGTCCATATGCAGGTGGAACTGGTCGAGGACCCACACGAGGAGCACCGACGCCGCCGCGCCCAGCCCCAAACTCGAGGTGGTCGACTGCGAGGGCACGAACGGGTTGGGCGCGTCGACCGGGGGAGGGGTGGGGGCGGGAAGGGCAACCACGGGGGGATCCTCAAAGGGCTCGGGAGTCTCCGCGGGGGGCAAGTCTACCGGAGCGGGCACAGGGATTGCTACCGGCGGCGGCGCTTCGGCGGGGTGCGGTTCGACGCCATCGAGCGTCAAGCCTTCCAGAATCACGGCGTCGTCGTAAGGGCAATACCCCTGTTCTTGCCGGGTCATCGCGTGGAACAGCTCCGGCAACTGGGCCGGGAGATCGAGCGGCCCACGGTGTCCCATCCACTGCTCCACGTTCGCGACGTAGGCGGCAACCGGGTTTCCGGCCTTCGCGGGCGACCACGCGGCGACGACGTTCTGGACCAGCGTCTTTCCCGGCTGGTAGTGGCGCATCACGATGCGCGCCGCCGCCCGGTAGCAATACTGAGGGCTTACGAAGTTGACGAAGGTCGCGTCCGGCTGCTCGTAGGTCTGCCCGATCCACGTCTGACCGGCGACCCGCTCGATGTTGAGCGGGTTGTTGAGCTTCAAGCCTCGGGTCATCGTTTGGTCTCCCAGAAGAAATCAATCAGCCGGTGGGCAATCTCGGTCAACAGGATGCCGATGCCGCCCATGACCCAGAGCGCCCCTTTGGCGCGCGCGAGTTGTTCGGAGAACTGCTCGAGCTGTTCCCCAAGCTTGTCGAACTGCGCGAACAGCTGCTCAATGCGCTCGGAGAGGTGTTCAACTTCCGCCGAAACCCGGGCTCCGTCCACGCGCAGTTGATTTACTTGCTTTTCCATTTCGTGCAGGCGTTCTTCCATGAAACCCTCATACGATGGTCACGGCATAAACGCCGCCGTTCGTCATCCCGAACGTGGAACTCCACGTCCAGGTCGACGCCCCGCCCGTGTTGGTAAAAGACGCGGAGGCCGACGTTTTTGATCCGAGTCCCGCCAACTTCAAGGTGTTGAAGTAGTTTTGCGAGAGCCCGGCTTGCGCGATGCTGAATACGGAATTCAGCCCGTTGTTGTCATAGAGCGAGTTGATCGTGATGCCGCGAAAGGTCCCGGGAGTCAAAGTGCCGAGCGTACTCACAAGGAAGCCCGTGAACTGAGTAAAGGAGTTGTACCCAGCGGTGAGGCGTCCCGAGTAGCCGCTTTGCCCGACCCCGATGTTTCGGACCATGAACGTCATGCGAACGCGGCGGACTGCGCGGCGTAGTAGTTGGTACCGTCGTAGAAGATGGTCCAGAGGTCGGTCCCGCTCGAAGTAGCCGTCCCGGCCGTGCCCCCCGCCCATTTCGGCGTCGGTGAAAATCCGATGGTGTACGCCCCCGATGTCGTCGTCCGCAGGTTGATCGTCTGGCCGGAGGCCATGTTAGAAATCGTGACCGTGGCGTTCGAGGTGACCGATGCGGTAAACACGTTGCCGCGCGAAGCGTCGAGGGCAATTGAGCCGCCTGCCGAGAGGGCGATGGTCGGAGTTGCGGCACCGCCGTTTACTTGCAAGGCTTGGGTGTTGGCCGGGGGCGCGGCGATGACCAGTTCGCCATTCGACAAGGTCGCGACCACGGAGCCCGAGGAATTGTAGAAGTTGTAAACGCCGTTGTTCGTGTTCTTGAAAAACACGTTCCCGGACGCGTCCACCCCCATACCGTAAGCGGCCGAATTCAGGTTGAGCTGCGGCGTGGCATACGAGCCGGTGAACGTCGCCGAGGGTCCCGCGATCGTGGCTCCATCGACGGCGAGCGCGTAGCCGGACGCGGGGGCTCGAATCTCCACACCCCGCGTGCTCAGTACGCGAAAAATCTGGTTCCACCCGCCGTTGTACTGCCACAGTTCCGTCTGCCCGCCCGACTGCTGCAACAGAGACGTGCCCCCGCCACCCGAGTCGTAGAGTTCAATGTTGGGACCGGTGGCGACCGAATTGGCGGTCGAGTTCGTCCTCACTACCTTGTAGTCGCCGGCCGCTCCGGTGCCGTTGCTCGAGTTCAGGATCACCTGATCCTGTCCCGTACCCACCCCGGATATCTGCAACGCGGCCCCGGAAGCGGGCGCGTTAATGACCACGCCGCGGGAGGTCAGGAACTTCATTACCTGGTTCCACCCGCCGTTGTACTGCCACAGTTCCGTCTGCCCGCCCGACTGCTGCAACAGAGACGTGCCCCCGTTCACGGTGTCATTCAGGAAGACGCACGGGCCAGCGGCAAAGTTGTTTATCGTGCTGCCAGCGCGATTAACGAGTAAATCCGCGTACCCTCCCGAGGAGCCGCTGTTGCTAACCGCTGTGATGACTGCGGAGCCTGCGTATCCGTCCACCGTGAGCGCGACGCCACTCGCGGGGGCTCCGATGGTGACATTGCCGGTGAGCGTGGACGTACCGCTGACCGTGAGGGTCGAGAACGACCCCGACGTGCCACCGGTGAGCGCAGTCTGAATCTGGAAATACGTGCCGTCGTACACCAGCGTGAGAATCATTCCGGAAAGAATCGTCCCGACCGACGGCGCTGCGAGCGTCGGCAATCGGAGCGCGACGGCGGTCGCGGAATTCACCTGCAATGTGACCGTGGTCGAGGTGTTGGTATTGCCGACCTTGACCTGAAACTCAAGGCCGGCGGTGAAGGCATACGCGAGCCCCGAGGGTACCGTGATCGACAGCGCGTTCGCGGACCCCGTATCGGCGTAGAAATTGTTGGCCTGGTTGAGGTTGTTCGCCTGCGACGCGAGCGCCGAGTAATCCTGATCGAGGAGCACGGTTTGCACCGTGCCCGACGCATTGGCAAACGTGTTCGGAATGACGACGGCGGTATTGGCCATGTTAGGAGTCCCAACGAGCGCCGAATTTCCAGTCGACCAGAATGGAATTCAGCTGGTAAATGGAGCCGGTGTTCGAGAGGGTAAGGCCGACGTATTTGTCAAACCCGCCCGGCGATTGCGCCTGGTAAGTGAGATACGCGGAGCCCACCCAAGTCACGATCGCGAGCGAGTTGTTCTCCCAACTGACGGTCGCGCCGGCGTTGTTCACCCAGTCGACGGCGCCCGTGATACTCGAGATATTCGCGACCGCGGTGGAGCCCGTCGTCGTGTCCACGGTCATGGTGAACATCCCGCCGCCGACTGTGAGCTGCGAGAGATTGAACCCCACCGTGATGAACTGCTTGTCTGAGATCGGGTCGCCCATGTCCCAGAGCGGCGTCGAGAGCGTCGACGGCGGCGCGGTCGTCGTGTCCGAAAAGAGCTGGTAGAGCTTGTTGTTGATGTACCCGTAGAGCGTCGGCACGTTGCTCTGTACGCCCTGGGTGACCCTTTTTAAGGTGTTGCCCGCCGAATCGCTGTACTGGGCAAACCACCATTTAACAAGCCCCGAGCGGTTGCGTTGCATCATCGCGAGGTAGGTTTGGCTGCCCCACACCGGGTCGTTCAACTGCTTGAACAGGAACGCGCCGCAGAAGATGTTGCCGACGGTCGCGAGGCCCGCGGAGATGGGGAGGGACGGGTCGAGGTACTGCCACGTGCCATCGAGCGTCGAATCGACGGCCACCGTGTCATCGGGGCCGGAGAGCTTGGTCACGTTCACGCCGTCGAGTTCGTAGATACCGTACCGCGTCGCAAACAGGATCGAGCGATTGAACGCGACGATGGAGTACGGCTGATCGGTGCCGATGATCGACTGCAGCGGCAATTCGGTGAACGCGGGCTGCGTGGACCCCGAGGGGATGTACAGGTCCGAAATCCCGGCAATAGCCGTTGGCGAGAAAAAATACAGATACCCGTTCAACGCGACCATGCGCGTGATCGCGCCGAGGATGATCGGGTCGATGAAGAAGTAATACCCGGAGCCGTCGGCATTGGTCCAATCGGTCGACGCATTGCCGTAGCCCGTGGTCGCGCCGCCCGCGACCGAGTATTGCAGCAGCCGTCCATTCAGCACCCACACGCGCCCTTGCCACACCGCGATGTCGGTGCCGGTCGTCGGGAACCCGGTGCCCGTGAGCGCGGTGATATTGCCGCTGCCGTTCCACGAGAAATACCCGCCGCTTGAATCAATGCCGAGGGCGACGCTCGTCTGCCATTGAGTGAGGCGCGTGCCTGTGCCAGAGAGCGTGATCGAGCCGTTGATCTGGCCGACGTAAGTGTTGGTCGAGAGATTGAACGCGAACAGTTTGCCGGTCGTCGAGGCTTGCAGGAGGTACAGCGTGCCGCCGATATTGACCTGCTGATCGTAGTAGATCGTGTCCGAGCCGTAGTCGTGCAGCACCGCGGACTTGTTCGGGATCGTGTGCAGATTCGAGTACCCGACGGGCTGCAGGTTGACCAAGTGCGCGAACGTCTGCTGCGGAATCGCGTTCCTCGAGTTGGTCGTGTTGAGCGCCGCCCAATCTCGGAACACGAGCTGCTCGAGGTGGCGCTCGCCTTTTTCCCTGTATTTTCCCGGGCCGGGGGTCTGGGCCACGGGTCAGCGCCGGTAGAAGTCGCGGGTGCGGGTCGAGGTCACGGCCCAGGCCGCGGCCTGCAGTTCCGTCCAGTATTTCTTGTAAAAGAGGTCCGCCTCGTCATAGGACTGCTCGTTGTACTTCGCGACGTGCGCGGCGTAGTACGGCACGGGAACCTGCATGATCGCCGGCAGCACTTCGGGCTGCGTGTCGAGCGTGAGCGGCGTCGGCGTAATCACGCAATCCCAGTCAGACTGGTAGTTCTGATCGGGCACCGGATTGACGTAGAGGTAGTTCGTGCCCATGCGCGCGATTGATCCGGGGCGAGTCTGGTAGTTCACATAAGAGCGCAGCTTCGCATTCTGTTCGGAGAACGGTCGATTCTGGCAGACGATGCGCGTGTTGCTCGCCCAGTAGATCGTGACCGAAATCACTTCGGTGACGTTCAAACCGTTGGTGAACGTGGTGCCGGTCGTGGGATCGGTGCCGGTGTTGAGCACCGCGGGGACGTTGTAGAGCTCCTGAGCGGCGGTCAGCGTGACGCCCGTGACGAGCTGGCGCAGGCATTTGGTGTCCGCCGCGACGCGCGTGCGCGCCGCGTTGATGTCGTCGGTCAGTTCCGGGTTCTGCCAGAACTGGGCGGTCGCATCATGCAACAGGCGGCGCGTGAGGGTGAGGTAGGTGTCAAGCGCACCCATTCATCCTCGCTATCGGGGCAACGAATTCGCGGGCATCCGACCCGGGGTTATGGGGGAGGCGGGCTTGCGCGTCGCCTCCCCTTCCCCACCGAGGTTGACGCGGGCGCGACCGTTCTCGGTCTGGGGTTCTTCCGGCTCGTCCTCGAACACGACGCGGCCCTCGAGGAACTTGATCTTGGTGAGGAGTTTCACCGCTTCCTTGAAGTTGTCGAGGGGACCGAGGAGGCCTAATCCGTTGAGCGCGCGCGTCTTGTCGGCATTGGCCGACTGCCCGAAGGCGAAAATATGACGCGCCGCGTCCGGCGGGATGTCGACGGGCTTGCCGGGCGGAAAGGTGTAATCCACCGCGGCGTACCGGCCGGTCAGGGGTCGGTCGAGGCCGTTGACGACGCGAATGGTGTCCATGCGCCCGGGGCTCCTAGCGCGGCAGGTTCGACCAGCGGGTGGTGCCCGCCGAGCCGCTCGCGAGGATGATCGTCTGGCCGACGCCATCGAATTCGATCTGGCCGGCCGAGCTCGCTGCGAGCAGCGTGCGGAAGGTCGCGCCGGTCTGCGTCGAGAAATTCACCGACGAATTGCCGTAGGGGACCTGCGGCGCGCCGTTGTTGTCCGGGTTGTACTGCACCGTGCAGTTCGCGCCGGTGACCAGGTTGTAGTTGCCGGCGGTCGGCACCCACACCGGGACGAACGTCGCGCTCGTGAGCGTCGGCGTGCCGGTGAGCGTGCAGTAGAACGTCATGGTCGTAGTCGTCGGAATCGACGCGATCGCGAAGGTAACGCCGCTGAGGGCGACGACGGTGACGCCCGTCAACTGGAAGTAGGTCAGGTTGGCGTAGGACGGGCCGTGGCCGGTCGACGACTTCGCGAAGGTCGTGGTGCCGTTCGTGAGCGTGGTCGCGGTGTAACCGTGCGCGGACCCGAAAGTGACCGTGGCGACGTTGGTCGCCGACTGCAGCGTGATCCCTGAGATCGAAATGGGCACCGCGGTGACGCTGTTCTCCGGCTGCAGGAACACATTGCCGGGAAGTAGGATTTGGTTCGGCATGGGGCGCTCCGGTTAGATCGAGAGAACGGCCCAGCCGGGGAGCCGGGCCTGCGCCTTCGGTTTCACGCACACGAGCTGCAGCGCGTTGATCACGACGCCGACATAGCCCACCTGGAAGTTCGAGAGCGTCGACTCGAAGCCGGAGAAGTTGAACATCCCCTGCTCGTGGAAGTACGCATTGAAGTAGTTGGAATTGCACAAGTAAATCGTGCCGCCCGTCACCGAGCTGTTGACATCGTTGACCGGGCAATACGGGTCGGCGTAGATCGGCACGCCGGCGACATCGAGCGCTTTCAGCATCGAGCGCGGCCGGTTGGCCTCCGTGTCGAACGCGGCGCCGGGAGTGACGTAGTACGTCTCCTTGCCGAGGTAGTCCTGCGCGAGGTTCGCCCAGGTCCCGAAGTCGGTGACGCCGAAGGTCGGGTGTTCGCCCGAGTAGTTGTTGAGCCCGGCGATGTACTGCAGCAGGTTCGCGCGGGTCGGCGCGACGGTGCCGGAGCCGATGTTCTTGTAGTACGAGCTCCACCACGGGTTGCTCGCCCGGTTGATGTTGCCGTAGGTCGTGAGGTTGGTGCCGTTGTCGAACGCGCCGTCGAGGCCGGTGATCGCGTTGTTGGTGGTCGAGATGTTGGTGTACGCGGCCGACGCGATGAGGTCCATCGTGGTGTTGGTCGCGTCGTTCATGCGCGCCTGGATCAGCGGAATGACCGCGTGATCAAGCTGCACGAGGCCTTCCATGCCGAGGAAGGGGATCGGGGTGAGCGCGAGCGCGAGATTGAACTCGGCGTCGGTCACGCCGGTGAGCGGCTCGGGCTCGGGGAAGGTGCCGTCGTAACCCGCCCAGGCCGCCGCCGTCATCGGCGAGCCCTGTACGGGCACGGTCACCGAACTCGCACCACCGCCCGCGCTCTGCGCGTTCGCGAGCAGCGCGCCCAAGAGCGGGCTCGTGTTGTAGATCTGGACGTAGAGCTGCGGGATGAACGCACGGCGCGTGATCGCGGCGAGCTCCGCGTATTGCGCGCTCTGTGCCGGAAGTAAACCACCAGGTACGGGCATGAAAGTGTCCTGTTACCGAATCAAAGCGCCCGGAAAGCGGTCATCCGCGGGCGCGCGCGGGCGCGCCCTTGCGAAACTGGTCGATCATGGCGTGGGCTTCCTCGGCCGACTTCTTCATGAGGCCCGCCTTGTCGAGCTTCATCCAGTCGGCGGTCGCGCCGAGATTCTCGGGCGGCGCGCCCGAGCGCACCGCGGCGGCCGAGGAATCCGCGGCGCGCTGCTCGAGCGCGTACAGCCGCTCGGCCTTGGCGAACGCATCTTCCTTGTCGTCGCCGGCGATGCCGTAGTCGACGACGATCTGCTCGAGGCGCGCGGGATCGAGCCCGCGCCGCTCCCAGTCCGCCCGCTGCTCGGCCCGCCGGCGCTCGACGCGCTCGCGCATGAGCTCGATCTGCATCTTCTCCTCGGATTTGCGGCGCGCGGCGCGTTCCTCCTCGAGCAGTTCGTGGGTCGTGAGCTCGGGCGACCGCCAGGTGGGGTCGGCCTTCTTCACGAGTTTCAGCGCGTCGAGGCGGGTCTCGGAATTGCCAAACAGGCGCTGCGCGGCCTGAAACACCGAGCGCTCCTGCGGGGTCATGCTTTCGAGGTCAGCCATACCTCAATTCGCCGAGGTCACGTCGCCCGGCTTGCCGAGCTTGGCGTTGTTCTTGAACACCGCCTTCGACTTCGAGGTGAGGCCGCCGAACTGCGCGAACCGCGGCGGGTTTTTCACCCGGCCGTTGTCCATGCCATCGAGGGGGTCCCGCAGCGGGAAAGACGCGGGCGCAAGCCAACGGTTCGAGAAAGACTGGGCCATGATCTGTTCCTCACATCGGGGGGGGAGGCATTCCGCCGCCCTGCGCGGGCGCGGGCTTCGGAGACGGTGGGGCCGCCGACGGCGCGCCGCTGGGGCCGCGCTGCAGCAACGCATTCTTGAGCTCCGCGGGCACGAGCTCGCCGGCGCTCTCCTCGGATTTCGAGAAGGCGGCGGTGAGCGCCGTCAGCGCTTTCATGCACGCCTTGCCCTCTTTGGAATCCGAACCGAAAGCCACCAGCGCCTGCTCGAGCAGCTTGCGGATGACCTGGACCTTCGACGCCGCAGACGCCTGATCGCCTTTCGGCTGCTGGGGCGTGGTCATGCCCGCCGCGCCGGGTGGGGGGGCGGCCGCGGGAGACGGCGGGGCCGGCGGCGCACCGTCCGGCATTCCGGACGCCGGGTTGCCCCCAGGCATTTCGTCTGAATCGACGGCCATTCATGTGTCGCAGAATGAGCACCCGGCTGTGCCGGGACGGGAGCGCAAAGGGGGAACGCTCCCGTCCCTGCCCTCGAAGCTCAGCGCTTGCCGCGCTTGCTCTTACGCTTGCCGCGTTTGCTCATTGTGGCTCTCCATCAAGCGGCGTCCTTGCAGACTCCGCGAGCGCCCGAATGCTCGCGGTGGAGTCTCGCACGGCGCGCGCGCGGCGCGCAAGTATCGTGCCTGAAAAAATCAGGCCGCCTTCATCCCCTTGCCGCCGACCGCCTTCGGTTTCTTGCCGGTCGCCATCTCGAGTTCCTGCTGTTTCTTCGCCGCGGCCTGCTCCTGCGGCTGGATGATCTCTTTCAGCCGCTGCAGCAGGAGCTGCTTGTGCGGAATGGTGAGCTGATCGAGGAGACTCTCGCGGTCGATCGCTTTCACCTTGAGGAGATCGAACAGCAGCTTCTGCGTGTCGTCGTTGAAAATCGGGCTCGAGGTGTGCGCGTCGACCTTCACGATGCAGCCCTCGAGAAACTGAGCTGGCACAAAGAGCTCGCCTTTCTCATCCTTCATCCGCTTGTCGTCGTAGCGCTGCGCGATCTTCAAATAGAGCGTCGCGCAATCCTCGAGTTGATCCTCGATGATGAGCGCGCGCTGCTTCGGGCGCGAGGAGCCGATCTTCGCGAGCTGGTTCGCGTGGCTGTTCGAGCGCACGCCGGACTCCCCCTTGCCCTGGGTGATGTTCGTGAGCCCGCTCATTTCATCGAACATCGCGTCGATCTTCTCGACTTCAAGCCACAGGTTCTCGGGCAGTTCGATCTTGATGCGCGTCGCCTGCGCTTTCTGCGCGTCCTGATCGGGCTGGTTCAAGAGCCCGTTCGGCGTGTCGAGCACGTACTGCAATTCCTGCAGGTCGGACGGAAAGCCCTGGATCGTCGACGGCGGATGCGCCTGCATGTCGAGGAGGTGCAGGATTTGCGCCATGCGCTGATTGCGGAACGTCTGCAGCGGTTTCAGGCGCTCGACTTCCGACACGCCCCACCAATAGTCGGGGTGCGGGGTCGGGCAAATCTGGATGTACGGTTCCTGATTTGCGAGGAACATCCTCGAGATCGGGCGATCGTAGAGCGGGATGTCGGGGTCCACCATCGTGAACACGTGGTAGTCGTTCGCGTCGGTGTCCCAGACGTAGAGCTCATAGAGCTCCACGATGTCCTCGCGCACCCGCGGCAGGTACGCCTGGCTCGCGCCGCTCATCCAGTCGATGACCCCGGAGCCCGAACCCGCGTTCAAAGGGTCGATCGCGCTCATGACGATGCGATCCATGCTCGAGGTCTGCAGCGGGCTTGGCACCCCGGTGGTGACGTTCACCTGGTCGAGGATGCGCTTGCGGTACGGGTGGTCGACGAGTTCCGATTCGAGCTGCGATTTCGTCATGCAATAGCATTCGACGAACGCTTCCTGGCGC